GCACCTGGGCGCAGTTCATTTCGTCCGCGATAGTGTAACCATCGCCCACAACTAGAGTCTGGAGATCGGAACCGGTGTAGGCAAACTCCATATCGCGTTTCAGCTCTCGGAGTTTTACCTTCGCTTGATCCATCAGCTCAGACTTGCGGCCGTACTTCTTCACAGCGTCGAAAGTGCTGGAAATCTTCCATACCTTCTCCATCAGCTGGCAGCGGTTGTTTAGTGCGATGGTAGGCGTGTAGGTACGAGTACCAGCGTCTGCGCCTTCGATTACGGCATTGCTGCCAGGCGCTTCCAGTACGCGTTCCTGCCACTCGTGCAATTTCGCGCTGGCTTTGCCTTTCTTGGCGATGTTAGTCAGGGGGGTATCTACTGTATCAATATCGTAGATAACATCCTGAAAGTCTTCTGCAAGGCCTACGCCTTGGAATGTAGTAGTCATGGCTTAATCCTCGAATAGCCCCGACTCGGTCAGGAAGTTTCCGAACAGGAAGTCTTTAGCCTTCTGGTCGCCTCGTTTGGCGGCCTGCTTGGCTTTTTTGATCTTCGTATGCTGCGGATTCACTGGAGCCGACGCCTTTTGTTTAAGGGTACGTTTAACAGATTGAGTTTTCGGGACGGCCTGAATTTTGCCTTTGTCAGCTCGCATGGCTTTCAGTGCAAGATTGATCACCCACGGTCTTATTTCGCTAGTGATTTCTTCCACGGGAGCCCCAAGCTCTGTGGCATAGTTCATTACATCTCGATACAGGTCATTAGACCAATCAGGGTTAGTTTCTTCCAGGATGGATTTAGCTTCGGCTGCACGACGCTTGAAATCTTCATCTGCACCCTGCTTTACCTTGTCCTGATAGGCTTTCAGCCCATTGGAGACCTGCTGGTGTCCTTGCAAAGCACTTCGATACTCAGCGCTGAGCTGTTGATACTGTGCAGGGTTCGTCGCTTGGAGTTCCTGCCAGTTCACTTGCTCATATTTAGCGAGCGGGGCTTTTAGCCGACTTTCCAGAAATTGGAGCGTCTGCAATGCCTGCTCGTTATGCTGCTCTACTTCTTTACGTTGCTTGGCTACCTCTTGATACTTCTGAGTGAAACCAGACTGGAGGTCTCGGGCCTTGTCGCGCAACCCACGGATGGATTCTGCGGTAAACTTCTCGCCGTCAACCTCAACGCTTAGACTTTCCGATACCTGTTCGGGTTCGTCTCCGGTACCGGCTTCTGCTTGTTCCAGCTCCGAGTCCGACCCATCGCCGAGTTCTGATCGCTCATCACCGTCCGGGTTATCGTCTTCGCTGTCTTCTGCTTCTTCGCCATCTGCTTCATCCTCAGTTGTGTCAAATTCCTCGTCTGTTTCGCTCTTCGGTTGATCCTTTGGGGATTCCTCGGATGCGCCTATGACTTCGGAGATTTGGCTAAAGATCGCATCATCTAAGCGATCGTTTATTGCTGTGTTGGAGTCCGCCATGCGGTTATTCCTCGGTGGTTATTGATTCAGGTAGAAACTTTGCAGTCTTTCAAGAACTCGGACTAACGCCCGGTTCTCCATGTGCAAAAGCTCGCGTTGTTCTTTGTCATGGCACTCAAGCCACTGATCTTGTATTTCGGCCACGCTTTTCTTCACTGCGGCTTTGAATGCGGGGTTTTCCCATAAAGCCGCCGCCCGGTCTTTCAGTGCGTTATCTGGGAGTATTTCCCCGGCCAGTCGTTCGATTAGCTTTTTCATCGTATCGTCACCGACCGCCCCTGCTGTCTCTCAATCGCGAGTTCAAGATCATCAATAACCTGGTCGTGCGCCTCCGCGTCTTCGGCCAAGGCTTGTTTGCGCTGTGCAATTCTCTGATCGCCATCCTGCTTCTGGGCCTTTAGGTTCAAGTCCTCATTCTTCGCCATCAAATCCCCCTGGGCCTTCTGTGCGCGGGTCTGGGCGTCTTGCATCCGAGCCTCTATGCCCATCTGCTGATATTGCTGGACGGCCATCTGTAGCTGCTGGTTCTGCACTCCCATCTCTTGCATCTGCTGCTGTATCTGCGCCATTTGCTGCTGTAGCTGGCCAATGTCGGATTGTGGGTTTGTCAGAAAACCGGCGTCAGGGTGGCCAGAGAGGTTGAAAACTTCACGCATCACTTCGTATTTGTTCTGCGGGGTGTAGATGGCTTGAGCCGTTGGGTCGGCAGAAAGCATCTGATTCAGAAGCGCGAGAGATTGGGCTCTCATATCCGCTTCATCCGGAGTCAGTGCTACCGATGTCTCCATGTCCGCCGATTCGCCCATCTCCTGCGGGACAAGGCTAGACCAATCGCCGTCTACCTCTGCCTGTATACCCTCCTGGTCATTCTCCAACCCCAGACGGTATATTTCCTGATACAGGGGAATCAGGAAGAGCTCAGCATAGGAGCGAGCCATCACCATTACCCGGCGCATGGCGGAATTGCTCATGCGAGAAATTAGACTATCTGCGTTTTGGTTGGTGATTACGTCCTGATTAAGGCCAGAAGTAAGCCGGGAAACACCGGCCCGCATCTCTTTGTCTCGATCCAGCATTTCCAGAGCCGGCATAGTAATCGCGGAAATCTGCGGTGCCGGGTTATCGGCTATAACCGCCCTCACATCCATCACTGAGTTCTTGACCCAGTGAACCCCACCAATCGGGTTATCAATCAAATCTCTCGGATTGACAAAAGCGTCTTGCTTGGCGATCCGCGACTGGTTATTACCGATCAGCAGGTTATCCGCAATTTGGCGCTTGAAGGTGGACTTCAGCTTCTGGATATCATGGATCACATCATACGTAGATTGTCCCTCGAACTTGTGAGCGACTCGGTAGGCGGACCAAACTTGATACGGGAAGCGATCTACTTCTTGACGATCAAGTACCGTGGTACCCACCAGAAAGACTTGGTGAAGCTCTGCTTTTCCGTCATCGTCATCATCGAACCACATGTACAATTCATACAGGTCGAACTTGTCTACGGAATGCTCAAGTATCAGATCCTGATCTAAGACCTCACCTTCATCACGCGCCTGTTCGTCAAACTCACCCTCGGCGTGCTCATACTGGGCCAGGGATTCGACAAGATCAGCATCAAAACCCATCTCCAGAAGATCCGAGCGAGTGACCTCCGAATACTCCCCGCAATATCGAGATTGAGAGATATTGTCCGCATTGGAATCCCTCACAAACCGTTCAGGGGGAACAATGGTGATTCTGGTCTGACCTACAACCTCCGTCTCTTTCCACTCAACTTGTACCGAAGTTTGGGTGACCTCACCCATCATGGGGTCAATTACGGTTGTAGATTCCTCGATCGCCTCGATAATCTCGATATTGTCTTCATCCTCCATCGCGGAATATTGTTCCGGCGTGATGGAGGCGCTGTATTTGGTTGTTTCTTCCCGTTCCTCCCATACCGTTTTAGATATGCAGATTTTAGAAAGCAGAGCGTCTTGTATGGAGTCGTGGAGGTTGGCAAATCCATTGTTTTGCTTGTTGAAAACCAAATCGCAATAACGGGTGCGGAGCTTTGCGGCAACCACGTCATCGGCGTCTTTAGGGGTATACCGAACGGTCTGTCGATTACTGGCGAAAACTTCTAAGAGGATCGCTTTGGTGTCTTCTACCGCATCGAATACATCCCGGCTCACATAGTCGGAACGGCCATCCCGCTCATTGCCGAACGGCTCGCCATAGTAGTACTTGAATGCTTGAAATCGATCATTCTGGAGAGTCGTGGAATCGTTGGAGTCGGATAATCGTATCCATTCTTGCGCCAGACTTGCTACCTGTTCGTTCGTCTTAGGCATCAGTATTTGATCCCAGGGCTTGAAATGCTGTAATCAAAACGTCCGGCGCTTGATTGCGTTTCGCCGAATCGTTGCACGCTGATCGCAGCATATCGGCAATTGTGGACGATTACCCCATTACCTACAGTAAACCTCTCTGGGCCAGGGACTGACAGGCAATATACATCACGGCTTCCTGCCGCCTCTACTTTTACGCACTTTAGCTTTTGCGCATGGCTTTGAACACGTTGCAATCTTTGCGTATTTGTTGACGATAAATCCGTTCCCGCACTCCTCACAACTCCTTTCGATGTTGTCCACCCCGGATGCTCTCCGATATGCGGATTTACACTTGTTGCTACAGAACTTGTTGATGGTTTGTGAATGATACCCGTTAAAACTGCCCCCGCATTGCTCGCATATGCAAGGCGTTCGCTTGTGAAGCTGATCCTTATTCGCTTCATAATGTTGTCGATGCCATGCTCGCCCCTCTTCTGATCTGTGCCATTCTTTAGCCGCCTCAATAGCGGTATGCGGTACAAACCCTTTCGTATGCCCCGATATATGCTCAGAGGCGCTAAGGCACTCAAGGTTACGGGGGTCATTATTCCCTTTATCGCCGTCAATATGGTGGATGTGATGCCCCGGAGGAATTGGGCTGTTGAAATGCGCCCAGACGGCTCTGTGCATCTGAAAGCCTTCTCTAGACCTCCAATATCCTTGTGTTTCCCAATATTTAACACCTTTGAATATTCGGCATGGAACGCCATTAGCGCTGACTGTTTCAGCATATACTGGGCCTCTATCCAGCCGTCGGCTGTCAATATTTTGTGATCTGGCGTGCATACAACTGTGCTCCCGTCATTGAAAGTCAATTGTATTGTATCGCATTGCGTCCTTGTGAGCCCGCACCACTCATAACTTGAATACTCTCCATTTGCGGTGAGAACATGCCCAGTTGTTCCGCATATATCGGCTATCCTTGCATCCCCATACTCTACTGTTTTAACGATAGTATCGGCATCTAAACAGGCATCTAAAAAGTCATCGTCCACCTTCACGATTTTTCCGTTCTTCGTGTGGTACTTCCGCACCTCATCCCAGAAGGGCTTGACCGTACTAAATACTTTAAATCTATCAGTAACCATGCGTTGATATATCTCAACTATACCCGGTTGAACGTAGTTTGTCCCGTCGGGGTTTGTAAACATCGAATGAAGGTTGACGAATGAATCCCGGTATATCTGGCAGTAGGTCGGGCCATTACCTCGCTGCTGATCCCCATCATGCGGATAGATTACCGGTATCCACGTCCCCCTAGCGTTGATTGCTGTAGCATGAACAGCCGGGAACTCGCCTGATTCTCTGTATCCGTCCGTCACATAGATCACGTCCGAATCAGGGTCATAGGCCACCCAGCAAACAGCTGTTGGGTGTGTAAACCCAAAGTCGATTGCCGCAAGCCGTTTGTAATGGCCCGGTATCTCAAAAGGATCTATCTTGATCTTCTCTTCTGATATCGGGTAAACCAAGCCCTCACCAAGCAGCGGTATGCCTTTCGTCCGCATATCCCTCTGGTATGGCGGATATGCTGAAAGTAACTGCTCTTTGGTGGCCTCATCAAGGTGTGGCGCGTCATCCCATGTTACGGTTTGCAGGTGCTGGCCTGGGGCACGGCTTTCCATGAACTGCTGGACTAACTGTGTCATCCCGTTCTCAGGAGTAAAAGTCAGACTGGTATAGCCGCCCTTCTTCCTGTTACCCGTGGCTGTTCGGGTTATTACTTGGGGGTATATCGTTTCGTCCTTTGGCTCTTCGTCAATCCAACCATAATCAATGCTTGGCCCCATCAGCACATGCTGGCCCTGCGCATAGGCTTTCATCGAGAAGCTTGCAACGTTCTTAACATCACCGCCTGGGGAGTGCCAAACAATTACATCTTTCGCGAGCCTCGGAGTGCCCATTGCCGGGATAATCTCGTGGATCAGGCTTTTGTGTATCAGTCCTGTTCCGTCAAACTGGCGACCGTAGTACAAACCGAACAACTCGCGTTGCATCACATCCCG